TCACGAATGATTGCTTGTAATCTATAGTGAATTAACTCTGATTTTTTCATTATAAAGGTAGTTTTGCCCTCGAAGTCTTTTTCATAAAGTTAAGACGAATTGCATCCCACTTTAATCTTTCCTTCAAAGGTTTAGATATGAGTTTCGTTACTGATTCTACCTCAATATTGTTTATTTCGCAATAGTGTATAATTGAATCAATATAATTCAAATCCTCTTCGATATGAATCTTCTCAATATCGGTTGCAAACTTCTGCGGAGTAATAAACTTATTCGCAATAGCTTTTTCTAACTCTTTATTCGGTTCCATAGAGTTCCAGTTTATCTCCAACAAACTTTCTAATGTATTCTCCAAGGAGTTTGATGTATTTTGATTTGTCGTATTCTTCATAGACAACGCACTCTCCGTTTTCACATGCCATAATAATGACTAATTTTTTAACTGATATTCCCTTCATCTCATACAACATACAACCGTATGCCATCGCTTGAACAAAATAGTGTTCAATCCACTCTCGTGGTTTAGGTTTTTTAGATGTCTTAAAATCTATTATTGCTAACTCGTTGTTGTACTCTGCAATACAATCAACTGTTCCTGCTATTCCTAACTGCTTACTATATAGCGCACCTTCCAGAGTGCGTATTTTAGATATTTTATTTAATTTACCTTTCGATATTTTAAACAAAAAGTCAGATATAGGAGGGACTTTGGGTAGTTCCTCGTTTTTCAAATAATACTCTGTAAGAGTATGCATATCTGTTCCACGAGTTGTAGCAGCTTTTGTAATTTTGTCTGCCTCTTCATTACCAACTCTCTTTCTCCAATCAAGAAAGATTTGTTTATTATAATGACTTGTGATTGATGTAATCGAAACTAATTTAATTAGTTCATCTTCATCAGGTACAGAATAATAACGAACTCCATCTATTGTCTCCCGTTTGATAGGAGGTAGATTCAAATCAACATGGTCAAACATTACATACCCATTTCTAATTTTGCAATCAGATATTCTTTAACTATTCCAGAACGAACAATATCATCAATACCAAATTCAATTACATCAAATGATGGCATGGAACGAATTATTTTCATAAAGTCAACAATACCGTTTTTTTCATTGGTCTTTTGTAAATCTGTCTGAGATGCATCACCACAGAAGAAGATTTTACTATCCTCACCAACTCTTGTCATTATACTATCTAATTCATGAAAATTCAAGTTTTGAAATTCATCAACGATAACAATTGAACGATCAAGTGTTGTTCCTCTTAAAAATGAGGTGCTCCAAAACTTGATTGTCTCTTGTGCTTTAAGATTACCATATAGCATCTCGAAATCTGCATCAGATGACATCTGAAACATATATTTTACCATATTTTTGTATGGCACTTGATAGATATCTGATTTATCTTCATGATCGCCAGGCAAGAAACCAATTTCACGAGTTGCCACTAATGAACGAACAATATAAATTTTTTCATAAGGTGTACTTTCGTCTAATACATCTTTTAAAGCATTAAACAAGGTTACAAAGGTTTTACCTGTACCTGCTGCACCATAAGCGATAATATTCTTACTCTCAGCATATGATTTAAATAATATTTTTTGATTTTCAGTTATTGGTTCGATACCAACCAAATAATCTGAATTAATAGGTTTTTTTCTACGCATTTGCTTTGCTGTCAACCCAACTCCGATAGGTTGATCTCCGTTACTTCTTTTTCTTCCCATTAACCAATTTTTTGTTTATGAGCACCAGGCATTGATTGGACTTTTTCTAAAACTTCATTCCAACCTGGTTTTCTTCTTACAAGTTTATCTTTCCACTCTCCAACTTCTCCAACACCTGCGACACCTTTTGACCAGTCTTTATCCCAGTCAGGATTATCTTTTCTCCAAGTGTCATATTCACTTATTGACATCATTAATTCTTTTTGCTCACCAGTTTTGGAATTTTTAACAGGATATACGGGCATAATATTTGGTTAATGTATAGTTATTTAGACCCATTCAAGGGCTTCTGATACCGAGGGAAATTGTTCGGTGAATACTTTACGACATGCTTCTGCGATGTCCATATGTTCTTTCTGTGTTCCGTGTGCAGAACGTAATTCAATATAATGAATCCAAGAACGACAAGAACCTGTCATGTATATTCTTGTAGGAGTACAAAGTGGTAATACCATTCTAGCACATTCTTTTGCAACTCCTTCTTCAATCATTTGATTATATAATGCTTGTGAAGAACTAAACAGAGTAATCATCTGTGCTTCTAATTTTTGTCTTACAAATGGATCTAAATCATCCGTTGAGTTTTGACGATTCTTCAAATCTTGTTTTCTTAAATCTGGTAATTCGATTTTACCAAGTTCATTACTCTGTGCATATCTTTGAGAAAACTCTTGAAATGTAAAACTACGATGTCTTAATATCTGTGCTGCGATTGCACGAGTGGTTTCTATTTCAAGTGTCATTGATGATTGTTCAAAGACAGACCAGTGATTATGCTTGATACAATATCTTAATAATCCTGCATAGTTAGGGTTATCCTGATTACTTGGATTTGATACTCTGGCGATATGTGCCATAGTTTTTTCAGCATCAGGTGTAATGCTTATAAGTTCTACGTTCATTTAAATCCTTTCGACTCCTTTGCTTCAATAGCTGCAAATTCCTCTTCTGCCATTCTGAGAGTTTGCTTCATCTCTCTTAATTTTTCATCAGTATAAAGATAATCCTGTTTGATTAATCTTTTAAGTAACTTAATTAATGCCTTTTGTCTAGCCATTAGTCTGAACCATCATCATACAATTCATCATAGTCAAGTGGTGTAGAAGAGTAATCTTTATCACTTTTGTATGATTCCACATCAGAATACACCTCTGCCTTTAATGTGTCAAGTGTTATTTCTAGAGTACGAATAATGTCTTTTAATTTACTACGATCCATAATTTAAGACTTTTACATATTGTACACAAAAAAAGAGGAAAGGTCAACCCTTTCCTCTTGGATTATGTATTTCCCAATTGGTGTCATGGAAAATATCTATGTTCACCCACTTTGCGTAGTGAATTCCCCGATAGCACAGAAAAGCAAAGACCTCATTTATGTCGTGCTTCTCTTCGTTCCATTCTGGTTGTATTCCTCTACCTAATAAGTGTAACATTTGTCTTTACCTCCTGTAACAATTATTTATAACTGTACAAGAGTCTGGCTTCAACGTAGATTAATGCTAGAAATGCTACGCTCGCCACGAGAATTTCTGCAGTTACCAACATCACTTGCCTCCTTTAACTTCAATACCTCTGTAAACAAGTTGTTTTTGTTGAGGCTGTTGCTGTTGCTGTTGTTGTACACGAGTTTCAGTATCGTACTGAACTCCCCTGTATGTGACTTTTGCCATTTGGTTTCTCCTAAAGTAATTGGACTTTTAATCCGTTCCTTCAGTCGGCTTTTGCGTCCTTTGGAAAACACATTGGATCTGTGTGTGCGATAACAACCCTTGTTATTTCCAATTGCTCAGATTTATTAGGATTATTTCTTGCAGTGTCTATTAGTTCAGCAGCATGCTCACAATCAAGTGGTGCTCCAATTGCTATTAGACTGA